AGAAGCTGGTTTTGCCGGCAGCACAAGAGTCTATTCCGCATCCTTTGACACGATTCAGGGCGAGCAAGATTATGATTTGCAGGGAATCGTCGAAACAGCAAATGCAGATACGAGTTCAGACCTTTATCAAGTACTTAATTCATCCCCGAGGGATAAAAGCAAAATTTATGTTACACGAGTTTGGTATAAGACCCCACAAGCAATGTGGAGATTTTATGGTTATTATGGCGGTTTAAACACCGTTGGAGATTTAGCCAGCTATGGCCAATTTGCAGATGATTCAACTTTTGAAATAATTCCTGCTTGGCAAAATAAACTTCAAGCAATGGCATTTGAAGATGCTATTTATACACGAAATTCGCATTGGTCTTATGAAATTAAAAACAATAGGTTAAGAATGTTTCCAAAGAATGTGCGCGTCTTGCCAAATAAAATGTGGTTTGAATTTTATATCCGAAACAATGTTTGGGACATAGACTCTGATAAAGATGATGGAACTGATGGCGTCAGCAACATGAACACTCTGCCATTTGAGAACCTTCCTTATGCTAATATTAATGCCATAGGCAAACAATGGATTAGAAGGTTCGCTTTATCTTTATGTAAAGAAATGTTAGGCCAAGTTAGAAGCAAATTTGGCGCTATCCCAATACCTGGTGAAAGCGTCAGTTTAAATGGTTCGGCTTTAATATCTGAAAGTCAACAAGAACAAGAAAAACTTCGAGAAGAATTAAAAACGACTCTCGATGAGTTAACATATGCCAAATTAGCAGAAAAAGATGCAGCTATAGCTGATAGTACAACAAAAATTCAACAAAATATGCCCTACCCAGTACCGGTTATAGTGGGATAATATGAGTTATGTCTAATGAATGGAAACAGCCAGCACAGCCGCCACCTCCATTATTCCTTGGAAAAAAGGAGCGCGACCTTGTTAAGCAAGTTAATGATGAACTTATTGAAAGAGTCATTGGCCAGCAAATTATCTATTATCCAATAGATATACAACATACCAATTTTCATTCTTTATATGGAGAAGCCATAACAAAAACATTTTTGTCACCAGTTCGTGTTTATGCATTGATCATGTGGGCTGGCTATGAAACAGAAACAACAAATTTGGGAATTGATAGAAGGCCTTCAATTGTCATACATTTTCACAAACGAAGATTGACGGAAGATCAAGATCTTTTTGTGAGAGAAGGAGACTTTGTTTATTATGGTAATGATTTTTTTGAAATAGTTACTTTAAATGAGCCAAAGGAGCTTTTTGGCCAAGCTGATCATAAAGTGGAAATTGAAGCGACCTGCGTGAAGGCTCGCAAGGGGCTTTTCGATGCCACATAAAGAATTTCCCATAGTTCCATCAACTTTAGAAACAATAGATCAAGCATTTTTTCGTTTTGTCGATGAAAGAATGAATGTTTTTGCAACAACGAACGAAGGGTGGAAAAAAACACCAGTTATATGGACCTCTGCAGAAAGATCATATCAAATAAAAAATAAAAAAGAATTACATGATGATTCTGGCACTTTGATCCTTCCTTTGATTACAATTGAAAGAACATCGGTTGTTAAAGATCCAACTAGAAAAGGAGCTTTTTGGGGAAATGTGCCACCAAAGAGCGATTATAGAAATGGCTCCATCGTGGTGACAAGAAAAATGAATCAAGAAAAAACTGCGAATTTTGCCCGGGCAGGAGCCCTTCGCAAAAAAGGCCAAATTAATTTTCCGAGAAAAAATGAAAAAATTGTTTATCAAAGCCATATAATTCCAATGCCGGTTTATGTTGATATAACTTACAATGTTATATTGAGAACAGAGTATCAACAACAAATGAACGAAATGGTTACACCCTTCATTACGAGAACTGGCGGTATTAATCATTTTGTCATGAAAGATAATGACCACTTTTACGAAGGTTTTATTGATGCTCCCTTCTCTCCAGAAAATAATATTAAACTGATGGCAAATGAAGAAAGGAAATATCAAACAATGCTGGATGTTAAAGTTCTTGGGTATTTAATCGGTGATGACAAAAACCAACCAACTCCAAAAGTAATTGTCAGAGAAAGCGCAGTAGAAGTTAAAATACCGCGGGAACGTGTAGTCATGGGCGACTCTCCGGAGTTAAACGATGACAATGCTTTTTATAGAGAATAAAGGAATTTGGAAATTCTCATTACTATTTATTAAAGAAAAAACTATGTTAGTCGCTTGTTTTTAAGAGGAGAAAACGATAATGTCTGTTAATAAATTTAAGTTTGTTTCGCCCGGGGTTTTTATTGACGAAATTGATCAATCCCAACTGCCGGCCGTACCGGTTAAAATGGGACCGGTAATCATTGGACGCGCAGAACGCGGCCCAGCAATGAAGCCGGTTACAGTTAATTCATTTTTAGAGTTTACTGAAATATTTGGTGATCCGATCCCCGGCGGAAAAGCAGATGATGTTTGGAGAAATGGTAATTATTCAGGCCCAACATATGGCGCTTTTGCCGCACAAGCATATTTACGAAATAACAGCCCCATAACGTTTGTCCGACTTTTAGGAAAGGAACATAGCTTAGCTGATGCCACTCTTACCAATAAAGGATTGGCCGGTTGGAATACGACAAAACAAGTAAGTCCCGACATCGGAGATGACGGGACCTCTGGTGGTGCATATGGACTTTTTGTTATTGCGTCTGGTTCGATGGGCGCCAAAGCAACAGGAACAATTAATGTCGCTCAAGGCACTCTTGCCGCTAGTCACGCCACAATGGCAGTATCATCTGGTGATTACATTACCATCACTGATGGTGTTGGTACAAAAATAGATTATGTCGCATCAGACACTGGTGCCGGCGGCGGCCAAGGTAGTGGTACCGTACTTATAAGTGGTGAAACCGACAACGTTAACACTGGTACAACCCATACAATTACTTCCGGCGCATCTAAAGCGGTGGCTGTTGGTATCAATATAACTGGTGGCGACAATCAATACACATTTTTAAGCGTGTTAAAAGCTGCAATTGAGCACGCCAACGGCCACGCCGGTACACTAACAATCACTGGCCTGCCCGGATCCGCGGATGCCAGCGCGCAGGGAATGACACTAGAGAATGTTCTCCCCGGCGCCTCCGCCGCGATGTCCGCGGAGAACTTCACTGTCACCATTGGCGCATTTGCTGGCGGCGTCGACAACGCTCAGGCAGCTTTAACAGGTACTCTCGCCGCTGTTTGGTACATGGATCAAGGAACAGTTGAACTTACAGGTAGTCAAAGAAATGATGGCGACACAAATGGCGGACCAACTTCAGGCTCTTGTGTCCTGGTTCAAAGTTTGGGCGGCTCAGGCGCAACTACTGAATTTAAAATCATGCTAAAAGACACGGATAAAAGCAAAATTATTGATACATCATTTAATTTCGATCCCTCTTCAGATAAATATATTCGAAAGGTATTCAATACTAATCCAATGCTGACAAATTCAAATATTTACTCTACAACAAAGAAATATTGGCTTGGAGAAACTTTCGAAAGATCAGTTGCCGAAACACTAACTGGAACCGGCGCCGGAAAAGCCTTTGGTGTCGTTTTGGGACTTTCTTCCGGAAGCGCGACACAATATGAATACAGTAAACAAAGAAAAGAATCCATCAATGCTGAAACTGGCTGGATTATTTCTCAAGATCTTGGAAATGTTATTGCGAATACCGCAAATGATTATGATGGTTTAGATCAAGATAGAGCTAAAAGATTGTTTAGATTTGTTGCTATGGACACGGGCGAATGGAACCAAAACAATTTAAAGGTTTCGATTATTGATATTAAACCTGCGAAATCAGACAAAACCTGGCCAACATTTGCAGTTGAACTCCGCAGAATTGCTGATAGTGATAAGAGCAAGCAGATTATCGAAAAGTATTCAAATCTTAATATGAATCCTTCCTCGCCAAATTATATTGGACGAAGAATCGGTACAAAGTTTACCACATGGAACACTACAGATAGACGTGTAGATTATCATGGTGACTATGACAATGTTTCCAAATTTATGAGAGTTGTAGTGCACGAAGACAGCCCGACACGAGAGCACATGCCATTTGGTTCCTATGGTCCAATCCGATTTAGAGGATTTACCATTAAAAGCGGAAGTACATTCGGAAAATTTGCTGGACTCACAGCCCCCGCTGCAACATTTGTAGAAGCAGCCGGCGATATCTCGCAATGTCATGTTAGTGCATCCAGACACGCTGGTGATGGTGTACATGTTGGAAACTTTGACTTTACAGGAAGCTTCAAATTTCCCGCAATAGCACTCCGAACTAGTGCTTCTGAGGGCGGCATAGTTGATGATACGAAGGCATACTTTGGAGCAGACACTACAAAGGCTGCAGCAGGAAATATACGCTTTGAAAACAGTGTTAAAGATGCTGCACGTTCATTGCCGGGCCAAACAAAAGATGCATTTGATATCGTTGATAGCCCAGTTGATTATGTCAATGCGGAACGTTCTTGGGTTTTTACATTGGATGATGTTGGTTATGATAACAATACTAAGAGATTCCATTATGTTAGCGGTAGCCGCCAATTAGGAACTTCTTGGACCGCATTAAGCGGTACAAACAATCTCCTGACTGCTTCTGCTGCAGGCATCAATAAGTTTACAACTGTTTTCTATGGCGGTTTCGACGGCTTAGATATTAAAGAGCGAGAACCATTTAGAAATCAAGATGTTTTGGCCGCGGCCAGCGACGATGGCGACGAAAAACTAAGCTATGCTTATCACACTCTTATGAGAGCGATTGATGTAGTACGAGATCCAGAACAAGTTGAATGCAATTTAATGACAATTCCTGGCGTAACTAATAGAAAAATTACAGAACGCCTTGTAAGAACTTGTGAAGAGCGCGCAGATGCATTAGCAATTATTGATATTGAAAATGACTTTGTTCCCGACACGGAAAATACTAGTGACGACGCAACTCGTTTAGGCGATATCGATCAGGCCGTAAATTCCATGAAGGACCGCGAACTTGATTCAAGTTATGGTGCTGCATATTATCCATGGGTTCAAGTTAAGGATAGACAATCTGGAGTGATGTTCTGGTGTCCTCCTTCTGTTGTTGCCTTGGGTGCTATGGCATATAGTGAAGCCGTAAAAGATGTTTGGTTTGCACCAGCTGGATTTTCACGAGGCGGTTTAACTGCGACTGGAGCCGGCGGCCTTACGGTCACTGGCGTACGTCAACATTTAACTTCGAAACAAAGAGACAAGCTTTATGATGTTAATGTTAATCCGATTGCTTCGTTCCCCGCGGAAGGTCTTGTAATTTTTGGTCAAAAAACTTTACAGCTAACAGCATCAGCGCTTGATAGAATTAACGTTCGACGACTGTTGATTTTCCTCAAAAAGGAAATTTCAAGAGTTGCTTCGCAGACCTTATTTGAGCAAAACGTTAAAGATACATGGAATGGATTTTCAGGACATGTCGACAAAATATTAAATGATGTTAGAGTAAATTACGGTCTGACTGATTATAAATTAATCTTGGACGAGACTACAACCACTCCAGAAATGGTTGATAGAAATATTATGTATGCTAAGATCTTCTTGAAACCTGCTAGAGCAATTGAGTTTATTGCGCTTGATTTTATTATTACAAGCTCTGGCGCTTCTTTTGAAGATTAATGTGGAAGAAAAAGAAAATTAACACTACTTATTAATGAAGTAGTCCTTTAAGGAGAAACAACAGATGGCACAAAATAATTTTTGGTCCAATGCCCCCGAAACCAAACGCTCTTTTAGATGGGTAGTTAGAATTAATAATATTGCCACCTATTTAGCGAAATCAGTTTCTAAGCCGGGTTTTTCAGTTTCTGAAATTTCCCATAGATTTATTAATCATACGTTTTGGTATCCCGGCCGAGTAGAATGGAACCAAATTAGTGTTGTTTTAGTTGACCCAGTTTCTCCAGACGCCGCTTCTACTGTAATGAGCATTATTGAGGCCTCCGGATATACACCCCCGCATACCGGATACGAAGATTATTGGCCAACAATGAGCAAGGAACGTGCTACTACCTATTTAAATAGCGTAAGAATTGAACAGATTGACCATGACGGAAACAATATTGAAAGCTGGACTCTACACAAGCCATGGATCAAAGATGTGAAGTTTGGCGATTTAAGTTATGATAGTGATGATATTATGACAATATCGTTAACACTCCGCTACGACTGGGCTTACTTGAAGACTTACAACAAGGGTGAGAATTTGGGCGGCCCCATGGGTAGCAGTATATACAATAACACAAATACATTCCCGAAAGGCCATAACAAAGGCCTTTAGCAAGTGAAAAATTGAAAAAAGATAAGAGGTAATAATGAGGAATAATGAAGAGCGGCTCAAACCGCGCGACGTAGATTCAACTCCGCCACCTTCAGAAGAAGTAAAAACTTTACATTTTGTAACACCCACAGATTTTGTTGAATTGCCTTCAAAGGGGCGATACTATCAAGAAGGCCATCCTTTATGTGGTCAAGAGCATATAGAAATTCGACAAATGACCGCCAAGGACGAAGATATTTTAACTTCTGGCGCACTTCTAAAAAAAGGCATTGCGATTGAAAGACTGATTGAAAATTTAATAGTTGATAAGAGTGTTAGAGTGGAGGATCTTTTGGTAGGTGATAAAAATGCAATATTAATTACTGCGAGAATATCTGCTTATGGCGCTTTATATGAAACTAAAATAAAATGCCCCTTTTGTGACCATTTTTCAAATTATGAATTTAATTTAGAAAATGTAAGAGTAGATCATGGAGAAAAAAATGTTGAATCCACCGAGGTAACTAAAAATAAAACATTTTTAATTACATTGCCCAGCAATGATGTCCAAGTTGAAGCCAAGCTTCTGACTGGCGTCGATGAACAAAAATATATGTTTATGGTGCAGCAACACAAAAAGCATAATTTAAATCAAACGGCAGTAACGGATCAGATAAAAATGTTTGTCGTTGCTGTGAATGGAGTATCTGATCCATCTCAAGTTTCAAGCTTTATTGAGAACATGCCCGCAAAAGACTCAAGACATCTTCGAAATGTGTATACAAAAATTTCTCCAAACATAGATTTAACACAAGATTTTTCATGCTTATATTGCAATTCGGAAACGAAACTGGAGGTTCCGCTCACTGCGGACTTTTTTTGGCCTAAGCAATGATTACATGCAAGATGTATATGAACAATTCTTTTTATTAAAATATCACGGCGGCTGGAGCCTTTTTGAAGCCTATAATCTCCCTGTTGGGCTGAGAAACTGGTTTGTAAAAAGGCTCACAAAGCAATTTGAACAAGAAAAAGAAGAATATGAAAATATGAAAAATAAAAATTAATATTTTTTTGAAGCCGAGGACCTCCTCGGCTTTTTATTTTCAACTTAAACACTATTTACTACAAGAAGACGGAGGATTCTTTTCATGGAACAAAGAATTATATCTGAGGATAAATTAAACTTACATCATTTAGATTTAAGATCTGCACAAAAAGGCCAAATTAATGAAAGTTTTTTGGCAATGTTCGGGGAAACACTTAAAACAATTTTGAAAAGAATGTTTGGCAAAATCCCAACATCAGACGAATATGAATCAATGGTTGCAGAAGCTGAAGAAAATGGAAAAGGCAGCCAATACGAGGAAGCTGATGTTAAAGTTACAGGCACCAAAGGGCAATTAAAAGCGCTGGCTCTAGCTTTGGCCGCAGAAAAGAAATATATGGAAGCATATGTACATTGGGGCTTGAAAGATGAAAGAACAAAAGAGTCTCGATACGAATTGTATGATGCAATTGAAACATTTGAAAAAATAACTGGCCTGTTATGGCCATTTAAATAAGGAATTATGTTAACTTATGGCAGATGAACCAGCCGGCGGAGGAGGAGGTCCTCCGATTGATCCAAATGTGTTGAATGCCCAAGTAGCCGGCACGGAACAGCTGCGCGACTTACTTTTTCAAATTAGTTCAATTAAAAATGAACACACGCAAAGCGAAGCGGCGCTATTACAATATGCCCAACAAACAGTCCAAGCTTTCGACGCAGAACTCAAACAAAAATTACAAATAAAACAAGCCACAGGCGAAATTTCTAACAGTGAACAGCGAAGAAATTTTGTCCTCAAAGAAGAGACGGCTGAACTCAAAAAACAATTAAATCTTATAACTACCACAGATGCAACAAGAAAGCGAAACATAGAAGCTCTGCGAAGACAACAGAGGGCATTAGATGGTGAAATTCAAAAAGCAATTACTAGCGAGGGCGAAAAGTCACAAACAGTTTTAAGCCTCCAACAGCGAAAAAACTCCCTGCAAGAACAAGAAGCAGGTCTCTTACGCGGCAATTTACAGATAGGCGAGGCGCAACATGACAATTTAATTAAACAAATTTCTGCTCAAATACGATTTAGAGAAGCCGCGATGCAGACTTCTAAGCACTCTGAAAGTGCCATGAGAATGTTGACAGGCATAAGTAGTGATTGGCAAAATACGATGATGGGCGCTTTTACGACAATGACAAAGTCATCTATACAATCTCAAGGGGCCGTTAAGGGATTGGTTAGCTCAACAAGCAATCTTGTTAATTCTTTAAATAATGCTGCATCCGTGTCAAACATCGTTGGCTCAACTATAATGAAGATTCAAGAGAAAACGATTTACATGGTCAAAGAGATTGATAGATCACAAGTTTCATTGCGCTCGGCAACTGGAGCCTCTCAAGAATTTGCTCGCGGCCTCACGACAGCATTTAATGACAGAGCCATCAAACAAATGGCCGCTTCATACGGCGAGTTAGTTCAGCTACAATCATCTTTGTTTGGTTTGTCAAAAAGATACTCAGAACAAACCGCTACCGAAAGAATAGCATTAGATAGGCTTGGCATAGCTGCCCATCGTGCTGGAATAGCTTATGACGATTTTGCTACAGTGGTTGATAAATCTACTCGTATTTTTGGTCAAGAATCAACGAGAGCAATGAATCAGCTATATAACACTGCAATTACTATTGGCGAAAAACCAGCACAAGTTGTTAAAGCATATCTTGGATCTCTGGATACTTTAGCTCAATATTCGGGCCCACAAGCAGTTAGGGTTTTTCAACAATTGGTATCAGTGCAAAAAGCCACCGGTGTTGAAACACAAAAACTTCTTAGTGTTGTTGCCCAGTATGATACATTTGAGGGCGCAGCCACTTCAGTTTCTAGATTGAACACAATTTTAGGCGGCGCCTATTTTAACACGCTTCGGATGCTTAAAGCAGACGAGGGAGAAAGATTGCAGCTGCTTCGTGAGGGATTTCAAGCGACTAATATGAATTGGGATGCACTTGGCAGATTCCACAAAAGAGCCTTGGCTGCCGCGGCCGGATTTAAAGAATTGGGGACCGCCGCGGCCTTTTATAAAGGAGATATGGAGAAAGTTGCCGCACTACAACAAAAAGCCGAACAACAAGTTCAGGCGCAACAAAGATTGGCCGAGGTTGGAATGCAATTAGTGCCTATTGCACAAAGGCTTGTTCGCGTGATGCAAGAATTTGGTACTTTTGCGGAAAAAGTAGTGCCTTACATACAAGCATTCGCTAGAATTTTAAACGAAATGTCGCCTTCAACTGCACTATTATATATGGGACTTTACAAGCTTTCTCTTGGTATCGCTGCATTTACGCTTAGAGTGGCTGCCGCCAGAATAGCTACGGCTGGGTTTGCCGGCGGCCTAGGCAGCTCTCTCAGCGCGATCATTGGATTGGTACCTCTGTTGGGCGTTTTAGGCTATGCGTTCTATCAGCTTAATGAGAAGGTCCATGAGAAAAAATCTCCACCATTTTATCAAATATTTGGTATCATGGCTCAGGGGTTGCACAGTTTTGTCTCCGGTGCCGAAACGGCGATTGGAGCAGCGAGAAAGTTAGGGAATACATTAGCTGATATGCCAACGGAAAAAATGATTAAAGTAGCCACCGTTACAAGACAAGTTGGTGCCGCCTCGGCCGCAGTTTCAGGAGGCGCCGGCGGCCGCAGCGCAGCAGCAGTTCAGGCCCAATCAACAGCCATAGCAGTTAATATCGCCCGACAAAATGCCTTGCCGGCCGGCGGTGGAGCAGGTCGACTTCCTCCTGGCGTACTAGTTACAGATAGCATTAATGTAAAAATTCCTGGATACCACTTTAATCAAGCGGTTGGAGATGCGGTACAGGACAGTTTAGCCCGTCGCGCCAATGCGGCACGCTTAAGGAGCACCTAATAAATGGGGAAAATTAAAAATGTTATAAGTGGCATGCCTAGTGATATGGGCTATCGAAATAACTGGGGAAAGATTATATTTCAACATTTAGGGTCTGAAGATACGGGAGCATTGATGGTTGAATTTAAAGCTTTTGTTAAAAGATTTACTGATAATTTCGATGGAGACTGGAAGGAGAGTCAGTACCCAAATCAATCGGTACCGATTGCACATCAAGTGCGCCCTAGGCGAAGTCTTCATATTGAGTGGACAGTTCCTGCCGCAAACGAAGCCGAAGCCATTAGTAATTTAGCAAAATGCTCAGCTTTGGCGCAGATGATGTTTCCGACTTTACAAAGGGCTGACAGATGGGGTGGCAAACATGATATGTTTTATCCAAGGTCTTCTTTTATAGGAATTAAATTTGCAAATTTTATTCAAAAGCCGGACGGAAGTCCACTGCCTGGGTATGTTAAAGGCTTTAATTATACTCCAAATTTTGAAGAAGGCGTTTATGTAACAAACAAGAAAAAAGCCCAAATTCCGAAAGAAATGAAGGATGTCATAGCCACCTCTTCCAAGACTGAAGGGATTTTAGCCCCAATGTTTGTGGATATAGCTTTGGATTTTGTTCCATTCTATATTCGATCAGAAGTGGGATATATACATGGAGAAGGTTGGACAGACGCCCGATGGCCATATGGTGCAGATTTTGAATGGATTACGGATGATGCCGACGACTGGGAAGATTCTGCAGAATTATGCTTAAAT